AGTTGTACTTCCTGCACAAGTATACATTTTGTAGGGTGTACCTGCCGAAGCGGGTTCTGCTGCAAATGTTACTACCTTAAAAGTATTTGCCATTTATTTTCTCCTATTTACTTATATATATTATATCGTTATTTTTAAAAAAGTCAATGATTATTAACCCAATGCTATAGCTAAAGCTGTTGGATCATCTGTTACAAATCCTGCACTATTTAAATATGTTTTAACATCTGTTAAGGCTACCTGTTTCATAGTACCTGCATCGTTTGTAACTAATCTATCAGCATCTACTAAAGTTGTAGCACTGGCTGATGTATCTCCATCCATTATATTTAATTCTGTAGCTGTTGATGTTACTCCATCTAAAATGTTTAATTCAGCTGTTGTAACTGTCGCACCATCTAATATCTCTAATTCTGCTTCTGATATACCCGCAGATCCAATAGTTACTGTTCCTGCAAAAGTTACATTAGCACCACTAAATGTCATAGCTGTGGTAGGTGTAGATCCTGATTTAATTACAAGTTCTCCACTAGAATTTGTTAAACTACCAAAAGTTGTACCATCATCTTTAAGTATAACATCTGCTCCACCTGCATCAAGTACGATATCTGTAGTTGCATCAAGTGTAATTGTAGATCCTGAATCTATTTCTGTAATAACTGGTGTAGTTAAAGTTTTATTTGTAAGTGTAGCAGTTGAAGCTGTTGATACTAATCTAGCATCACCACCAGTACTAGGCAGTGTTAAAACATTATTAGCACTTTCTGAATGAGGTGCAGCTACTATTTGCTGACCATGAGAATTGTTTTCACAATTAAGTTGAAGAGTACCTTGATTAGTATTACCTTTAATAGTTACATGTCCTGTACCATTTGGTGCTAATTCTAAATCTGCATTTGAAGTAGTAACAATATCATTACCATTCATATCAAGATTACCACCTAGTTGAGGTGTACTATCTTCTACTACATTTGATATTGCACCTGATGTAGCAAGTCCTGATACTACAGTTGATCTTGCAACTTTTTTAAGACCTCCACCTGAAGTATCTACTGCTAAGAATACATCGTCATTAGCAATAGTTGATATTTCAGATAAAGATGTTGCTGCTATTGAATTAAAATTTGTACCATCTGCTATTAGTAGATTACCTGCAGTGTTAGTTCCCATGATAATATCATCGCCAGTTACTGTAAGATCTCCACCAACAACTACATCACTATTAAATGTCGCTTTACCTGCAGCACTACCATCAATGGTTAGGAAAGTTGTATCTGCACTTCCATCTGTTCCTTTAAATATTATATCTGTGTCATTGCCCTGTGCATCAATAGTAATATCACCTGCAGTTGTTGTGACATTAACAGCTGCATCTCCTGCACTTAAATCGTCAAATGCTGTAGATATACCTTCTTGAAAATATGTTTTAAATGTAGCAGCACTAGTAACTCGCATAGTACCACCATCATTATGTATAATACCATCTCCATCTGCAACGGCTGTAGTACCAACTGTAGCACCACCATCTATTAAATTAATCTCTGTTCCTGTAGCTGTAACAGCTGTACCATCTAAACTTAATGTATCAATATTTGCTGTACCATCTATAAATAAATCTTTAAACTCAAGAGAGGAAGTTCCTAAGTCTACGTCATTATCTGTAATAGGTACAATTGCACCATCTTGTATTCTTAATTGTTGTACTGCTGCTGAGGATACCTCAACATAAAATTCTAAATGATTATTTGTAGAGTCAACTAATACTTTATTTAAAGCATCAGCATCTCTAATAGCTGTTACAGGTCCACCTTCACCCGCAGTCCCATCATGCGTGTGTCCTGTTGTTGCATTAAATGCAGCTAATACTTGGTTAAACTCATCATTGCTGTGAGCAGCAGTGATAGTATCACCTGTTGTGTAACTGGCTTGTCTTGCCGAATAACCTGCCATTATCTTCTTCCTCCTGGGGTAAATTCTAATTGAAATCCTTTAACTGAAAATGAGTCTGCACTGTTTTGATCATCTATCTGTAGTGCTACTGCAAATCCAGATCCTTCTACTGTTTGTCTAACTAATGGAACACCTGATGCATCATATAATGAACTACCATATTTAGCAGCACCATATTGACCAGCACCACCTACTGTTGGTAGAGATATTTTTTCTGGTTGTGGACTATTCTGGTCATCATAATTATATCTAAGAGCTAAGTTTGCATCAATAGATGTTCCCTCACCTTCGTAGTTTAGATTAACTCTTTGCATATATTTTCTAACACCTGGATCACCCATTACCATATCAGGTGATCTATATACTGCTTGAATAGTAGTTGTAGTTGCACCTGTAGCAAAAGTATTACCTGTTTCCATTTTATAGATGAATCCATCATAACCACCAAATACTTGTGTCTCAACATTACTAATAAAATCTGAATCTGTACAAGCAGGTTTTACACCTACCATATCTGAATATTCAAAACCTATTCCACCTGTATTAGGGTTATTTTTTAATACACCTATAATTCCTTTAGATGATAACTGTCCTGCAGCATCAACTGGATAGAATAATCTATATTGTGATTTATCTCTAATAACTAAAGATGTTATTCTATCTAATCCTATATCGTCAATTCTAGATTGTATCTGTCTAGAGATAGAGCCTAGTTCAACGTCACCAATTCTAGCTGTACCAGCAATAGTTCTTAAACCATCTGGTGCTAAAAATATAACATCACCACCAATCTCTTGAATACTACCACCATCTCTACATCCAATATTTCTTGTAACTTCTTGTACTGCAAAATTACTAGATGTTGTTCCAGTTAGTTTATATATTCTATCTTCACAAAATATAATTAATTCATTCCTAAATACTTTTAATCCAACAACAGTAGAGTCAACTTTAAATGATCCTGCACCACTACCAGTTGTAAAATTATCTTCTGCAAATGGTACACTAAATATAACTTCCTGTGAATTAGTTGCACCAGCATAAAACATATGGTTTTGAAATGCTTTTACAAACTTAGGATTAGTTGGGGCTGTACCACCACCTGTTGCATTTACAACATCAACTGCAAAACTAGAATTAATTATCTGTGCAGGTGAATGTCCTGTAGCAATAATTATTTTATCTGTACCATCAAAATTAAATTTTTCAAAATCGTATGCTCTAGTAGATGTACCTAATCCAGTTGTTAGAGTTGTAAAACTACCTGAAGTAGTTCCTCTATGTATATCTCCACCTCTAGCCGCAATAACTTGACCATTAAATATAATAGAACAATCTACTGTTAGGCTACTATTACTAGATCCTTGAGGTACAATTGTAGTATTAAATTGTGCTGTCCCACTAACACGTCTATATCCACCTTTTATATCAGGTTCAAAATTCTGTAGTATAAGAGCCTCTCCAGGTTGCATGGAGAATACATCTTTATTAAGTGTTAAACCACCTGCACAACTTACTACAAATGGTGATATTAAATCTGTAGTTGGCATATTACCTATCTGACATTACATTGTATACTCTAACATCTGATCTCATATAATCAGCTTTTGTAGAATAATCTGTTTTTAATAATCTTAATTTTCTTTGATAATCTCTATCTGCTAATTGTGCATGTTGAGGATCTGATCTAAGCATGTATGTATAATACTTTGCTCTATCAGTAACCAATGATCCAAATCTATCTGGTAATGCCATTGTATCACCATGTGCTGATAAATCTGTATGTGTTGTATAATAATTATATGATAATGTTTGTTGATCATCATTAGGTATTGGTGTTATACCAAATGCTGTAAAGTTTGGTAATATATAAACTCTAGCTGGTGTGCCATATACATCACTATCATTTCTATCATCTATTGGTTTATAATTTTGTAAGTAATCATCGTATGAGATATACTGTATTTTTTGTCTAGTAATATCACTTCTTGAACATCTAATATAATCTACATCTAATTGTATACCACTTGATTCTACATATATAAATGAAGATTTTGCTGTTGCTGTAAATGTAGTATTTAATATAGCACCCTGTCCAAAGTCAGTTACAGCTAATGTTGTATCTAAATTTTGTGTTCCACCTGCTGATGTACCTACTCTAACAATTAATGCAGTTGCAGAACTATTAGGACTTAATACTCTGATCTGTAATTTATATTCTTTATTAACTGTAGTCTCTACTGATTGATATGCTGCTGCATCATTTAAATTTAATCTACCATTACCACTTGAAGTATAAGATGGTGATCCATCTCCAGTAGTCCAACTACTTATGTTAGATGTAAACTCACCATTAGTTACTAATTCTCTTGGACCAATGATAAAAGAATCTCTATCTATCTTTCTAAAATCTGCTGGAAAATCATATTCTGCATCTCCAGTAGTTAAATTCTGTGTTGTTCTAGCATATAGTAAAGGTATCTCAGCTGCTTCATTGTAAATATCATGTATACCTTTATTTACAAAATCTTTAATAGCAGTTTGTATACCCCTACTAGAACTAAACGTACTAGAGGTTAACTCTGTTTCGTTTAATTCTCTAAGTACTCTGTTTGTTAGTGTCAGGTAAGTTGTTGCCATTTTGTAATAAATCCAATATTTTATCTAATTTTTTTTCTTGATTGTTAATTCTATTTTCTAAATAGTCAACCCTCATATTATTATCACTTCCTAACTTAATAATTCTTTGTCCTGTACTTGCTCTTGTTTTTTTTGTCAAATCGTGAATAGCCATATTTCTCCTAAATATTATAAGGGGTATAAATTAAAGGGGGCATATAGCCCCCTCTAATATTAAACAGATTAAACAGCAGTGTCGTGCTGAGAGTCTGTATTTCTGTCAGTTTCGTCAATACCTGATACATCGCATAGTACTGCAAATACACGGATTTTACCCGCACTAGATGCCGCACTTAATACTAATACATCAAGAGTATCCGCACTTGCAACTATAGTTCTAGCTGTAGCTGTTGGTGCAGAGAATCCTGTAGCATTTGTATCTCCGTCGCAATATCTATCAACGTCACCGCCTGTGATACCTAAGTCAAGAGTTACTGAAGAAGATAGTGCTGTCACTACCTCGATTCCAGCTTCCATGATTAAAGTTTCAGCAGGGATGTCTAGTACTCTAAGAACATCATTCTGTGCTGCTCCAGAGTCTCCATTGATTGCAGATACATCGATTGTATTTTCAACCATATAAGGTGTTCTACCATTAGCAGAATGTCCAGTAGTTCCACCAGCTGCCGTTAAGTCGTATGTAGCCATAGTTCTCTATTATCCTCCTAATTAACCTATTGTTATTACACCAGATCTTACTGCTTCGTCTCTAAGAATTTTTCTTCCAAAAACGTGTAAGCCTCTGACTACGTCTGCGAATGAATCAGGGTCTCTGATTAATTCAGTTTTTGCAATGTGATTTACAGTTGCAACTCCTGACATATGTCCGTATAAAAATGCAAACTCATTTGATCCAGCTGAACCGAATGTATGAGCTGCTGCAGATCCACCAGACACAGCAATAGCATTTGACTGGTACATATTAAAACCAAATAATGGTCTGTCTGTGACTTTACCATTTCTGATTTGTGATGAACCACCATCAGCCATTACTGATTG